CGCCTCCTAAGGATGTTAGAGAACTCTTAGGTCGCATTGTCCCTTCGGGGAGATGGATTCCTAAGAAGTTCTGGCCTCTTGTTTCGACAGAGAGGCAAAGAGGGATGTCACTAGAAAAGGGTTATCGTGAGTTAATCCTTTTCTATCGCGTCACCCCTATGGTTAGGAAGTTCTTCTACCACTTTTTTAATAAAGTGGAAGTTGACTTCCTGATCCTAACCTATGGTGTGGGAGTCAGTCTTGAGACGTTGAGAGTTATTGAGATGGAAAGAACTCTACAGCGGTCAAAAGAGGCTGTTATCCCCTACAACGTTTCGGTTCGCTACCGGAGCAATGTAGCCAGGTTAGATTGTATGCGGACGGTGGTCGATGGTGTGGCGCTGTGTTATCATGAAATATTGAAAACGCGGCGGTCATTACCTTCGGTCGCCATCTCGGGCCTAAATCGTCTTAAAGACGATGTTTGGCGCCGACCATGGGAGACTGCTAAATTTGTAAAAGATTTAGCGACCGAGTGCAGGGCGTACTATTTTGGTGGGCCCCAGCCTCGGCATCCCTTGGCGAATTGGATGACGGCTGTGGAGGCGCTCCAGTTTTCATATCTGGCGCGTTCTCTTCCTTCGCCGTTACTTACAAAGCCTGAGAAGTCAGCTCTTATTTTAGATCTGGCAGACAGGCTTTGTCAACCGTCGGTCCCTGAACCTCCAGATTGGAAGTTGTTCATTCGCCGGTGGTTGAAAGAGAATAGGGGGAAGGAACCAATCTCTCTTACCGCAGAACCTAGTGTGTCAGCTGCATTAGGCTATAGCGGGGAGAGATGGGGCCATTCCGGGGCGTACCGTGACATTTGGGTTTTCCAATTGGCAACCCAATTGTCCAAAGGTACGCTCCTTCCCTATCTCATGGAGACGATTTCGGTCGGGGCACAGGTACAATCGAGCGGTATGTTCGATGCCATGTTCCTCGGCGATATTCGTCAATCCAAAGTGATGAACATCCTCCTAATGGATGGATGTGAGACCATTTTGGATATCATTCTCGAGCAAGAAGGACTCTTGCCGGCAGTGCCTTTAGCTGCCCCTGAAAAGGGGCTAAAGGTACGTGTGCCGACATTGGGTCTGACTGCTGCTAATCTGGTGCAACAAGCGTTCAGAAAGGCGGCAGATCACTTTCTCTTGAATGATCCACGCTCATCCCGATCTCTCGGCGGTCATAAGACAGTCGATTTAAAGGGACAAAAGGGCCAGTGGTATTCGCAAGACTTAAGTTTTGCGACAGATTGCCACGGCTTTTGGGCACAGGCTGGTCTCTATGAAGAGATTTTGGATTACGTACCCGAGCTCCGGAGATGGGAGAGGTTTATGCCTCTCTTCTTCGGGCCTCGGCTACTGTTTTTACCAAATAGTCTTCATGAGCAGAATGTGCCCTCGCCTCCGATACTGTCTGTCCGTCAGGAGAAGTTCCTCCCTAGCGTAATATTACGAGAGGGAAGGCCTATCCCGATGTATGAACGATGTCTACCGGGGGTGGTGTTAACTGAGGAAAGGACCATCGAGGTAACCGCAGACGAAATTTTAGTGTTCGATCTTTGGTTCCCGGAATGGTCATCTGACCCGAACGACCGCCCCTATCAAGACTCGTACGAGGAAATGGTTAACATTTCGGCGAACGGTATCAAGTTGGCGAGGGTTCCCCCATCGTTGGAAGGGTTTGTTTTTGGACCGAAACCATGTTCGATCCAACAACAGCCTGGGAAGTTCTCGACTGATAAAAGCCGGGCACTTACGATGGAAGACTTAGAACGCTTCCGGTTGGGATACGAAGCATACTTGCATGCCGCCTGTAAAGGGGGCAGCGAGTATGTTAATCGTGTCACAACAAGGGGAGCTATGATGGGTGAGCCGACCTCATGGGCAGTCCTACCGCTCGTTACCTTCTATGCTATGGCCAAGGTCAATAAGACTTTTGGCATTAGTACAGGGGACGATGCGTTAGTTCCGAACATGACGCCGGCTGACCGTTCTAAGTATGACGATGCAATGGCCTCTCTCGGGGGAGAAATCTCTAAAAAGAAGAGTTATCTCCATCCCAAGAGAGGATTGTTTTGCGAGGTGCCGTACGTAGGAGGGAAGGAAAAAGTATTTTTTCCTCTCTCCTACTGGGCGGCCCCTTCCGGAGGAAGCAAAGGGGAGGTTAATTGGTATAACCTACCCAGTGCTTTCGCAGGATCGTTATTGGGACAAGGAGTGAAGTTGAATCGGAAGGCCCTAGGTGAACGGGGGCTCTTCAAACACTGCAAATTTAGGAGTGTTTGGCGAGCAGCCGTTGACATGGGCCTTCCCATCGGGGCACCTGAG